CAACAGGCTCGCGCTCTGGGGTCTCTGTAAACAGGTGGTCACCCAGCATCGGAACGGCCCAGTCGGGGGCCTCCGTGCCCGCCATGAGGCACACTAATTCGCCAACCGCGCTGGCCTGGCGGACCACTGTGTTGTGCAGGAGGGTTTTCGCCAATTAGATCACCTTGGCTTTGAGGGTGAGGTTCGGTCGGAAGACCACAGGCAACGCAATCGCGTCGGCCTGAATCTCCAGGTTCTTCCAGTTGCCGCGCTCAATGACGCCAGCAACAATGCCCGGCAGATCGCCCTCGTGTTCGAAGCCACCAGAGTAGTGAGTGAATCCACTCATCTGGGAGGACATGGTCTGGCCCCACAAGGTCTTACCCAGCGCAGAGGAGCCGGGAGTGTCGGCTTTGCCTTCCTTGCTGGTGAAGATGATGCTGTCCAGGGGAAGAAGATTCTTCACCTCAACCTGGCCGTTGCTCAGGTTGTTTTGGCGATACTTGCGGACAGGGGTGATGCGAACCTCGGGGAGGTCGAACATGCTTGCCATTGTGGCAGCCAGGGTGGATTCGTTGATGCGACCCATCGAAGCGTCGGTGAGGGCAACCACAAACTGGTTCTGGTTGTACTTGGCCTGCTTTATGACCACAGGGTGGCGCATCAGCTTGCGAGCAACACCTTCAGGAATCCAGACGAGCTCAGGCTTTTTGCGGTTTTCCTCGCGGTAGAGGTCAACCAGGGAAGCCATGTACTCCAGTGGATCGGAGGTGTCATCCGACCACAGCTTCGGAGCCGTGGTGGTGAACTCGGCTTTACGACCGAAGTCGATTTCCTCGGTACCAGCGTTCAGCATCTGAAGCTGAATTTTGCCGTCGGCGATTGCCTGGCCACGCAGCACATCCATTGTCGCAGCGATAGCGCGGGTGGCTTCACGTACAAGGTTCTCCGCCTTGGCGTTCAGAGCGTCAGTGGTGTCGCGCTGTGCCTTAAGCAGGGTCTTCTCGTCCAGGACGTAGTTGCGACCCAAGGGCTGAATCTCGCCGCGAGCGGTCTGACGGCCACCCTTGGTGGCGGACGTCAGGTTACCGTCGAACGTGCGGAAATCCGCAATGACCAGCTCGTCCGGTTCACCGTAGTCGACCTCGAACTCCAGGTCTTGGGTGAACTCGGAAGGCAGCAGGGCCGCGAGTTCCGCTTCTTTGGTTTCGTACAGAGCGTGCTCGGTACGCGCGATGGTGGTTAGGCGCTCAGGCGTGAGCGCGTCGCGGGTTACTTCTTTGAGATCACGAATCATTTAAGCCTCGTTTCCTTTAACCAGGGTGATGTTGCTGTTGACTGCAAGGTCGGCTTCTGTGACCTTGATCGGGAGGTAGATCGCGTAGACGATACCGGAGACAACGACACCGGAGTGGTAGTGGTTAAAGAACTCTTCGCTCTGCAGATCGCGGGTCTCGCCGGGGGAGATAACAAAGCCGTCGACCTTTTTACCAGCACCCTTAGCGGTGCCGGTGAAAAGCTTGTAGTTGTCGCCGTCCTTGTACACGGGGATACCGGACTTGATCCAGCGGCCCACCTTATGGGGGCCGTCTTTCTTCAGGTCTTCGTCAATCAGAATGCGTCCGTTGAGGGAGTTGTTGACAGTGTCAATGTTCCCCATCCATCGACGATCCTCAATTGACGGTAGTTTAGGGTCTATACGCAACCCTTTACGGGAGGGGATAGTCGCCAAAATATGCTCCTATGATGGTAGGTACTTGCCGATCCCGCTCGGGGCCGACGTGCTGGCGGGCTTACTCTTCTTCGGAGGCGTCTTGGTTGCCACGGCTTTGAAAGCCAGGATTAGCTTTTCGATCGTCTCTTCGGATAGGTCGCCCTCTTCACTCGTGATTTTACCCCAGTCAAGAAAATCCCCTACAGCCTCAAAGGTGTCTTTGTCAAGCCCAGCGGAAGCAAAACTGTGTTTAACCTGCTCACGAGCCAACTTCTGACGTTCCTTGCGGAGCTTTTCCTCGGCTTCCGCGAGGGCTTTCGCCGCCTCGTCGTCCTTGCCTTCTTCAGCAGGCTCTGGGGCTGCTGGATTTTCAACCGTCTTGGTCGGGGTTTCGGGAGCCGGTGTGGTGGGAGCTGGAGTCGCCTGAGTCTCTTCCTTTTGGGCTTCTTCTGCGTGCGCTGCAGCCGTAGCTAGGGCTGTTGCGGCTTCCTCTTTGGCGTCTTCCTTGATCGCCGCCGCCAAAAGCGACACAAGCTTGTCAAGCGATGATTGGTTGGCCATTTAAACGTCTCCTATGGTCCAAATTCGATAGCTTCTAAGGAGGCTTTCTCGTTAACGTTGACAAGCGAACGGCCATACTCAGGGTGATCAATTACCTTGTACCGGCTCCGCTTCAAGTCGAACCCGCGAGTGGAGCCTGCCGCCTCGTTGTAGAAAACCTCCAGGTCTTCCATATTGATTAGATTACCAGGATCGAAAAGCTGGTCCCCGACCTTGTAAACCTCCGCCACCTCGCAGTTGCAGAGGTTATGGATCGGCATGAGATCGCCATGCGAGTACATGTTGGTACTAGCGACAATACACAGGCCGCACGACTGGCCGGACTCGGACAGCTCCGGGTGCACAATACGACGGTAGCCCACCACCTTCGACTTTGGTAGCTTGTCCATTGCTACGTGGTGTGTGTTGCGAGACGCCGACTGGATGTCGTGCGACACCATGCGCTCTGCGCGCTCCTCCACCTTCTGCTCGGCGTAGCGCTCGATTACCCGATCCACCTCCGCCGGGGTGAGGGTAACCAACGCCTGGGGCTCCTCTACTGGCCTAGTCCCGGCGGAATCCTTATCGGTTCCCCGAACATTTTCATCGACATCCCGCCCTCCGCCAGCGGGCTCGTCCACGGCTGGCTCCACGGTGCCAAGGGCCGCTCCGCCTCGCGGAGCAACCTTAACTGGCGTCGACGTGCGCGGTCTTTTTGGGTTTTCTCGGCCCTCTGTTTTGCGGGCTTCTTGCTCTGCTTTGGCGAAGGCTTTCTTCCACGTTTCATCATAATTCCTATCAGGTTCAACCGCGTCCTCGGAAATCCGCTCTGGTCGAGCAATCGGCAGTAATCCTTGTGTCTCGAACTCCTCTACAAGGGTTTTGATCGGCGCGGAGTCTGGTTTCAGTTCGCGGTTCTTCTTGTATTCGTTGGCCAGCCGCTCGTAAGCATCTTCGAGACTGCTTCCTCGGGTGGACCTTGCCTCCGGGGGATACTCGTTCTCATCCGGTACGGAGCCGGGCAGTGGAATGCCCATGATGGCAGAGCGCTCACGAACCCCGGCCCACGTCACAATCTGCGACTGGCGGATACCCATGCGCACAATGGTGGCGGCCTGCCGAGCGAACAATTTCACTCCCGCGTCGGTCGTAAAGTCCGCGGCGCGCAGGAGCGCCACAACCTGCATGGTGACGGCGTCAGTGAGAGCCTTCTTGCCTGCCGCGACAGCAGTCACGATCCCGGCAATTTTGGCGATGTTGGCCTGCTCGACCTGCGCAGGGGTTAATTCTTGGCCAGGGATAGTGATCGGGTAGTCGTAGACCGAACGGGCCGGAGGCAGGGTCTGTGCTGTTACCGGCATTACTCGGCCCCCGCCTCAGCCTTACCGGCTAGCTGCTCTTGCTGCTTCTGCGACTCCGACTTTGCCGGTGTTAGGTTCGTAGCTTGGGTTGCTTTGGCCTTGGCCAGCGGGGTCATAGTGCCAATGGCGGAGGTAAGGGTTTGCGACAGCATCTCCTCAATCCGCTCGTTCTCTGCGCGGCGAATCTCGCTTGGTGTCATGAACGCACCCTCACGTAGCGCCGTGCGCAGGGACACGCCCGCACCAACAAGGGAGGTGACTGCGGCGGTTTTCTCCGCTAGGGTGTAGGTTTGGATCGGACCCCAAATGACCTCTAGAGAGTCCTCCTCTGCACGGTCCTTTTCGCCGTTGACCCCCAATAGGATTGAAATGTGGCGCTTCCATGCGGCCCCGAACCGACGTCGTCGATCCTCGACTTTGGCGATGCTGTTTTCCTTCTGCGCGTTGGCACCCTGCGCGGACTGGTTGAGGCTATCCGAGAAGTACGACATTGGCGTATAGGTCACTGACGCCAAATCCTGGATGTCCTTGGACACAGAGTTTAGAATCTCCTGAAAACTCGTTGGGGAGGACTCCCAAATCTCGGCTCCCTCCGGTAGCATCCATAGTGCGGCGGGGCTGGCTTCAAACATGTCCGAGTAGTCGATCTCCTGGCCGAACTCGTCTCGACGGCGGAAGTTACCCTTAACTCCGCGCTGGCGGAACGCCTGCATGGTTGCGATAACTGTGCGCTGCAGGGTCATGTGGTTGATGCGGTCGATGATCGAAAAATGATCCTCGAACTCGTTTTTTCCGTCCTTGTTGGTGATGGCCGTCACCGGCACCCGCTCTTGGTCGACGATGCGCTCCTTCCACCACACCCAGTCCTGCATGATGCCATACCGGTTGAAAGGAACCTCGGAGTCGTACTGGGTGAGACGCAGCGAGAACCCCCTGGCCACCTGTGATTGTTGTTGCTTGTCGTCGAATTCGCGGGTCGCCACGAACATGTGGCAGCGACCTGTGGCCTCACCGGTATCCTCGTCTGTTTCACGGACGAACAAATTGAGCACGTCGCGGGACAGGACTCGGTCGCGCAGGAGCACTACGGCAGCCACAGGCTCGCC